TGTTTCTGTAATTGGTCAAGATCCATATGGATTTGATATCGCCGTCAAGAAAACAAAAAATAAAGACGATTTTGCCAAGATGAATTTGCATGATACTGGAGCAGATCCGGCATTTACAGATTCATGTAATGTTTTCTCAACTGCATCTTCGTGGCTAAGACATGCACAAAATGTAATGTTCTATAAGCCAAATAGTAATCATGGGGAGATATTCACTCCTGTGGGTTTACAGGATATATTTACCGCATCTTCTCTACAAAGAAGTGTCCCAGTTAAATCGTGGTGGGATCTGTGGGTTTCTCTGCCACCGACAGCAATGGTAGCATACTACAACAGAACCAATGTAGATGAGTCTACAAGAGGCACAGTGCCCTTCTATGAGGAGGGTGCAATAGCCGGACAACCAAAGACCGTTTGGCCATCATCCGATATTGGAAATTATGAAGGCTGGCCAATTTTTATAACTCCAAGCTCAGAAAACATAGTTTCTGGTGCATATCCAGGAAACGCAGCAATTGTTCCGAATCAAGCTGGATCTGATGAGCAATTAGTCACTGGACAATTTGAAGTCAAGCTATCTCCAAATGAACAGGTAACTACTGCTGATGGTGAACCTGAGCGATATCTTTCAAACGACCCGTCGAATGTAAATTACTATTTTGCAGATTTCCCGAATGTAAGAAACATTGATAACAATAAACAATATCCCGTAATATCATATCCAATTGGAACCATGATATATGGAGGAGCAGGATTTACGGCAGGACAGGTGTGGAAGTATGATTCTTCAAGAATGACAGAGTATGGAATAGTGCAATTGAATTCTGACTCCATGCCATCGATAATAAGTTTGATGGGAACACTTGGTGCGAACATACAAGATATACAAAAGTATTATAATTGGGTAAGCGATAAGTTAATTGATTGGTATCAAAACACCATATTTGATAATAATTTTGCTGCTCAATTCGTAGTATTTTCTAAACAAACAACTTCTTCTTGCAAAGACTACCCGTGTGCAAATCCATCCGGTTTTGCGGACAATTCAAATTGCCCAGCTGATGATCCTTTATGTAATTGTCCGTGCCAAGAACTCAGACCAGATAAGATTAAATTTGTGAAGGATAGATTCACTGGTATTATGACTCCGGCAGCAACTGCAGATTTTGGTCCAGAGCCATCTTCCATTGAATTACGAAAACTAAAGGAAGAAACAAATGAATGCTCATTGATAAAGAGCGTACTAGGAGAGGAATGGTTGGGCTGTGTGTGGGATGATCCAGAAAGCCCATATAACTGCAATTGTCCATGTATTGGAGAGAAGTTCTACGATTACATGAAATATAATCAATTATATTCTACATTCTGGAGCACTCCCCTAGAAACGCCACTATACAGAAACGCACAAATGAATTTATTATTGGCAAATAAAATGTCGATAATAGTCACAGGTGATTTAAATGTAAAACCGGGGCAATTAATATTTCTAGATTCAATGATAAAAGAATCATCGAGCGATAAACAAAAGAGAATGTACGGAAAATGGTTGGTATATAAAATAGAAAGAACATTCTTATCAAAAAACCATATGATGAAATTATATTTGTGTAGAGATTCATCTAGCAAGGAGAGCGTATGATTAATACAACGGACATACAAAAACTTTATACAGATATAGATTTCGATTTTAAGAAAAACGAGACTACAAATGATTTAAAAACTAGAGTTAGTTCAAATGCTATATCACAGTCAATAAAAAATATAATAATGACTTCGCAAAGAGAAAAACCATTCAATAGAAATACTTGGTATGGAATATATGATAATTTGTTTGAAAATTATGAGCCATTATTCGCCATAGTAGCTAAATCAAAAATAGCAAATACAATAAACACGACAGAACCTAGAGTAACAGTGGATCCAAATGATGTTCAAATTACCCAAAAATCAAATTTTGATATTGAAATAAATATTAAATATAAAATAAAAGATCCCAATACAGGAATGGGAGTATATGATCAATCCTTGACCCTACAGATAGGTGGACAATAATGGCTGAGAATATAAAAATATCGGATTTAACTTTTGATGGAATACGACAATCGTTAGTTGATTACATGAAATCAACCGACACCTTCAAGAGCTATGATTTCGCGGGATCTGCATTGTCCACCATGATTGATTTGTTGACTTATAACACATTTTATTATGCTTTTTATTCAAATATGATTGCAAATGAAATGTTCTTAGACACGGCTCAATTAGAAAATTCCATGATATCATTGGCAAAACCTCTTGGATATTTGGTGTCTAATTCTGCTTCTGCAACCGCAACTGTAAGAATGACAAACATGTCACTGAATCAGACGGTATCATATTTTTCGACATTCAGGGGATATGATAAAAATGGTGTTGCTTACTATTTCTTCAACTTGGATGATGTGTCAGTAAACACTGTAATAAATGGAGAAGCTGAATCTGGAGAAACAAATTATTTTAACATATATGAAGGAAAATCACGAACATTTCGCCAGACTGTAAATGTTGATATCACAACCCAAAGTTTCTTCCTTGAGGGAAAGCAAATAGACCCGAGAACAATAGTGGTTGAGGTTTCAACTGATGGGGTAAATTTTGAAAGATGGGTGAATTACTATACCAATCCAGATACGGTAATTGATTCATCATCCAAAGTTTTCTTCTTGGAAAGAAAAGTGTCTGGATACAATGTTATGTTTGGAAGACAATCATCAACAGATGTATCGTCCGCGACAGTTGGAAAAACAGTAACTTCCACTGATATAATAAGAGTTTCTTATATCGTAGCTTCGGGAGAAGCTGCAAATACAATATCAGGGTTTCAGTTTGTAAGTGACTCTCTTGGAAATGCAGTTTCTACATCAACCACGGATGTGGTCACATTAGTGGAAGCCAAAAATGGCAGAAGCACCCCGGACTTGGATGCAATTCGATTCTTCGCTCCTAAAACATTCTCAAGACAAAACAGATTAGTCACAAAAAATGATTATTATGCAATCCTAAATGAACTAGGGTATTCTACCGGGACCGATCCTGATTTTGATTACAAGGTATTTGGTGGAGAAGAAGCAACTCCACCTTATTATGGTAGGGTTTTCGTTTCTATAATGGACTTGAATCCAACCGATCTTGAAAACTATACTGATATAAATCAAGTAAATCAAGTGATGTCTATTTTGAAAAACCAATCGGTGATAAGCATATTACCGGAATACATTCCACCAGTGGAAATAGACATGAAACTTATTGTGAATGCTATACTCCCAGGTGCATCCTCCAATGCTATAAATTCTGCCAAATCTGCAATAAAAGATTCCATGATGCAAAAATTCGGAGTGAATAAATTTAATAATAATTTCATTGAAGATGACATCAGAGATATGGTTAGAGACCAAGTGCCACAGATTTCTGTGAGTGATGACGGTATCTTTATATACGCAAGAGCCACTGCTGTTTCAAATAATGATGTCAAAAGAATAAATTTCAAGAATAAGATAGCAATAAATGTACAAGGCAATGTTAGTATAGATTTGCCGGATTACATCATAAGAGATGTATATTCTGCAGGCAAATTATTTAAATATGACAAAGAAAGTAATGCATTATTGGATTCTGTGGCTGTAGGTGAGGTTGATTATGACAATGGAGTGGTAACTTTATATCAATCGTTAGGTGTTATAACAACACCTTTCCTTGTAGAAATCAGGTGCAGAGATGATGATTTTCTAGCCAAAGATGAATTTGTTTGTAAATTTACAAGTCAGAATAATATTCAAATTAATATAACACCATCATGATAATTTTTCCACAAGGTCCATCCCCAATATCTGGTGTTTCTCTTGAAGCAATGCAAGAGAACGCGGCTTCTTATATCTCAAAAAGAAAAGAAAATCTTAATCCAATACAAGTAGAAGCACAAGTTCCTTTGTGGATGAGACAGAATGGTGACGGATACAACAATCCGTCATTGATGATTCACTTCTTGAAATATTACTATAACTGGTTATCAAATGATTATGGTTATGAGACTGTAAATATGTTTGATTTGGCTAAACTGGCTGATATTTACGAAACGCCAGATTTTCTTTTACCTCACTTTATAAAAACATATGCAGTAGACATATACGGATTGTATGGATTGACAGGCGATGATGCTCCGAGCACATATGAAATAAGAAGAACGCTGGATAGCATTAGGACAGAAGTTTATCAAAGAAAGTCCACAGAAATTGCATATAAGTCATTGCTATCTTCTTTGTTTGGCATAAATGATTTTTATGTTACCATAAAATATCCAAAAAGAAAACTAATGAGATTGAATGGTGGAGTTTTCTCTTGGATGTCCAATGGAATGAATCCACAATCGGCATCTTTGCTGGGGTCTACCGGTGAGTATTCAAATGAAAGATTCACATTAGTTGGTTCTTATTTGAATCAGGGTGTCATACAGGACGGAAGGATGTGGCAAGATTATTCATATGTTATAGACTCCCCTGTTGATGACAGCAATCCATATTATGAAAGCATCATAAAAGAAACATTACATCCTGCTGGTTTGCTTGGATTTTTTGAACAAACAGAAAGATTTGAAGAAACTTCAACCGGCGATGTAAACTCATATTATGATTATGAAATTCCGATGATCGCAAATTATTATCCATATACACTGGGTAGTTTTCAGACTCTTCCATTCTGCTCTGGTTGCACAGGAAGCTTACAGGTTTCTGGCTGGACATTCCCGACCTTTGTCTATCCGACTTGGGCGGATGAGATAATACTAAGGGGAGTAACATCTCCATTTGGAAATATAATATTATCCGATTTCCTATTCAGACTCAGCACTACTGCCACCGGAGGATCACCCAATGATTCTATCGGCACAGATTGCATATACTCTTGTGGATTAACAGGTTCTATAGCATTCAGTTGGATTGTTTACAGGGATTCTCTTCCATACACTGGAATAACGGCAATTAGTATAAATGAAAGAGTATATTTTACTAATGAAAGTTCTTTCGGATTTAATCGATATTTCTGGCAATTTGGAGACGGAACGACCTCATCTGCAGAAAATCCGACAAAGGCATATTCTGCAGCGGGATTATTTGGTGTTACATTAACCGGTTACAAGGATGCGGTTTCATATCAATTATCCATCCGTGGTGCTACCTTCACAGTAACATAAAAAAACCCGCCTTTCGGCGGGTTTTCACTTCCCAAGCTGAATTATTTATTCCAAGGGAATTTGGCACTCACCCATTTCCAAAGTGCAGGTCCTATTGCGGCACCGGCAACGAAAACAACGATGGTGTAAAATACTTTACCGAGTGTGTCTGCGAAGAAAAAATCCATAGTGTCCTCCTTTGTTGATACTTTATTTAGGTGTTTGTAAGATCTACCATTTCACACTTATCCCCAGAGCAGGCAAAGGTTTGTGTTCCCTTGGTGCTGTCTGATTTTTCATATGTTGATAGTAATGACCAATCTACATTCTGAGGCATCTTAGTCAATAAAGCCTCATATTCTTCCTTACTGCAGTCCTGATAAGGAGCCTGACGGTAGGAATGGTCAGAATGCGGCAAGAAAGAAATACCACTGATTTCATCAAAATGCTCATAAACCCAAGCACCCACTTCCATCCATTCGTGCTCTTTAACAGTCACTGTGATTGATGGCTTATGCTCACACCAGTAGCGTTGATAAGTCAACCAAAGTTCGAGTTGTTCAATTGCATCCATGTCGTTTCGTGTAATAGAACCAACTGCCTTCATTGGGAATGAGAATACCATCACGCTATCTGGCTTCATTACACATGGCTCATGCGGGAAGCCAAGTTCAATCATCATCTTGCAGAGAGGATCCTTTTGGTCTGCACGCACGGTACGAATGTAGTATTCGTTGTGGCGGGCGTGAATACCCGAAGCGGCATCTACAAGTTGTGACACGGTTCCACTGGGCTTTACACATGTTATCGCAGCAGCCTGATTGATCTTAATCTTTCTTGCCCATTCTTTGTTGGTGTCAACCGCAATTTGACGAAGACCGGAAAGGAATTTCTCAAGATATTCATTTCCACCATACATCATCGGATTGTCCATGATACCAGTTAATGAAACACCCAGCAGAGCCTCCTCTTCACAGTTTTTCTTCCACTCTGAAGAAAGATATGGGAAGTGGGTTAGTGATGCTTGGAAAGTACCAAGAATGGTTGCGAGACGAACCTTTCTTTGAAGACTTTCTGCAGTATCGTCTGGGCGAACTACCACTTCCGTGAGATTACAGAACTCACGATCGCGTAGGATGATTTCTGAACATGGGTTGGTCCCGAACTCGTATGTTGCATCACGACGCTCTCCAAGGCGTTCTACGGTCTTACGGGTAGCCTCACGGTTGAAGATACCACGCTCGCCGCTCTTGCTCTAGAGAGCGATAGCCATTCCTCGATAAATGTGCCGATCTCTGGCTTTTCCTTGTATGCTACAGAGTTGTTTGCAAGGGCGCGTTGCGGGTTCGCTTCCCACCATGCACCACTCTTAGCTTCCCGCATTCGCTCATCGGTGAGGTTAGATAGAGAGATAAGAGCCGACCTACGCACTCCTCCGACCACGACAATCTCTGCAACCTTACAAACGATATCATGGCATTCGATTGAAGTGAGTTTACGACCTGCGGCTCGCTTAAAAGTATCGCAGGTGAACTTAAAAAGGTCCTCCAGTGGTCTTGGTCCTGAAGCCCTACCACCAAAGGTTTTGAGTCTGGCACCAGCAGCGCGAACTTTAGACATGTCCCATCGTGGAATTTGACCTCCAACGAGAAGGGATACCAATTCCTTGAAAGCCTTAGCCCAACCAGCCTTAGAGTCTTCCACAGCGATTGTTGTATCGCTCTGGCTGAAATGTTCAGCGATTGTAGGAAGCTTCTCGACATATTGGCGTTCCACTGAGAAACCGACCCCGGTTCCACACATGAGAATATATAGAATTTCATCGAATGCACGGAGGCGATTTACCGCGACATAAGAGCAATTATATCCAGCGGTATTATCACGGCGAAGTGCTTCTCCTGCGGTCATCAATGCACGCATGGAAGGCATGATCTCAAGGTTGAGAACAGCATCCTCTAGTTCCTTGCGAAGAGCCTTGGTCAGATGATAACCTTGGTTCTCTTCCAAGTGTTTCTCGAAGAAATCAAAATATCTGCCTACCGTTTCTTTCCAATTTTCTCTTCGATTGTCTTTTTCCAACCAACGAGAGTATCGCGAAAGATGGATAAAATCTTGATATAAAGTAGGCAATGACATATTTTCTTTCTCCTTATGTAAATGTAACAAGTTGTATTTAGTCGGTATTTTTCGATGTCAGAACCTTCCAAGATTCATGAAAAAGTTCTGAAATAATATCGGATATAGCGGTAGAATATTCACGGACTTCCCACTGTGCATGGGGGTCGGAACGGAGTTTACAGACTCTCGCGTAGGCGGCTAGGGAGCCTGTCCAGAACCATTCTGTGTAAGTACCTTGTGGGAGCACGAACCGAGCTTGCTCAGGTGCCACGCCCTTTGCCAGAAGGCTACGGTAGATGCTAAGAGCATGTTCAGTAGCAGAATCGTAACCCAGATTACAATAGTTATAGTTGTCATCGTACTCCATGAAATCTTCGGAACCTTGCTTGGCTCCGTTGGTGGGCTTGTCCCTCCAGCGAGGATTGTAGACTTCCGGGTCTTCGGTGACATAACGACGGGAAATCTCGTTCTCAACAAACCCTACCTTATGCTTGAAAAGTTGAGTCCGAATAGAGATCGGTGCTTTGATACGAAGGCAAATCTGTGGATGTGCAAATGGTGTCCAGTGTTGGTGCTTTGCAAGATAAGAAATAAGCTTCTTGTCTTTATCCTTAAGTCTGAAATTAGATCTATATTCGATTATTGATCTTGTATCGGGGTCTATTTCTTCTTTAGTATCATAATCAAATTCGGATTCTTTTGCAAATGACACCCGAGCAGCATTGACCACCAAAAGATCAGATCCCATGTGATCGACATACTCAACATGACCTTTGTCCAATACTTTTATTGACTTAACTTCTGGTTTTCTTTCTTGCATTGTTTTCTCATCATTCTGTGTGCTTCGTGCGAATCAACAATTGTATCATACCTCACATACCCAAACAAGCGTTCATTGCAAATATATTGAGGGATTTTTTTATCCCTAGCAGAGTTTGAGAATGTTATGAATTCATATTCAAAATCTTTATCGGTAATGTATGTTAGGTCTTTTAGATAATTT